GCTCGTGAGTCTAAATCGGGACGGCCTTACCAGCTAGTCCCACGGACGTATCTGCGTAGTCGTCGTACGCGCCTGTCGCCGGGGTATTCGGGCGTTGGAGGTATCGTGGCAGTAAAAGTTGCATCGTCGAAGTCAGATGGCATTATGGACAGTTCTCCCGAGATGGATTTCAACTCTCCTGAATTCGCGGCTGCGCTGGCGGGCAAGGCCCCTGAAAAGAAGGAAGAGAAGGCGAAGGAATCGGCAGAAGAAACGGCAGAGAAAGACCCGGAGTCTGCGTCCGACGAAGCCGAGACCGAAAAGGAATCCGACGAGAAGGAAGAGTCGAGCAAAGAGGAAGACACAAAAGACGAGAGTGAACCGTCCTCCGTTAAGGCGCTTCGCAAAGAACTGAAGCGCGTTCGCGCAGCGAACCGTGAGAAGGACGAGAAGCTCGAATCCCTCGAAGCGAAGGTGAACCAGCTCGCCGAGAAAGCCGACACCAAGGAACTATCGGAGAAGGATCGTCAAGTCGTAAAGCTGACGAAGATGTCAGACACCGACTTCAAGCGCGTCTCGAACGAGTGGCGAGATGAGCTTGTCGATGCTACCGCTAAACTGCATGTCGCTCAGGCGCGCGGAGACGCGGAAGCCGAAGAGAGCGCGAAGCAGCGGGTCGCACGTGCGAAGGTTGCGCAGGATCTTTTGGACGAAGCAAAAGAGCAGCGCGCAGAAGTCAACGTGCGGTCCAAAGAGAAGGAGGGCGAAGAGAAAGCCCAAATCGAGGAAAGTCTTGCGGGTATCCAAGAGGCGTTCCTGAAAACTCTTCCTTCACTCAAAGACCACGAAAGCGAAGCCTTCAAGGCTGGCGAACGCGAGTATAACAAACATCGGGCGCTGATGAGCAAGATGGGTCCGATGGGCCAGATGCTCGCCGTCGCGATGGCGATTATTCGCAATCCGAAACTCGTCGGGCGCGATGCCATAGAGGCGCGGAAAGAACTCATCAACAACGTAGAGGAGGCCGCATCGAAAGCTCTCGAAGCGGGAGTCAAAGGCGGGACGAAAGGCAAAGGCATTGCGATGCCTGAACCGGGCACCCAGTCCTTTGAGGACTTTATTGAGAGGCTAAAGAGCGGCGGTTAAATGGCTGAGAACTTAACTACCCAATTCACTGACAGCACCAGCTCGGACGCCACGCAGAGCGTGTACAACACGCTGTTGTTGGTCCGTTCGACGTACCCGCTGATTCACCAAGTTCCTGTGCGCAAGTACAGCTTGAAACAGCGGACTGGTAAGACGATGATCTTCCGGCGCTTCGAGGCACTGGCGAAAGCCAAGACCCCGCTGAACGAGGGTACTCCTCCGGCCGGTAAGAAGAAAACCAAGACCGACGTGTCCATGACGATTAAGCCGTACGGAGACTTCATCGAAGACTCCGACATGGTGCTCAACACGCAGCCTGACCCGCAGGCGCTGGAGAACATCGAGCTGCTCGGGCAGCAAGCGGGCGAGACCTTCGATGAACTCTATCGCGACATGTGGGCGGATGCGACGAACATCGTGTATGCAAGCGGCACGTCTCCGGCCACGGTCAACGCGATCCTCGACCGTGCGGTGTTGGACCGGGCGATTCGGACTGCGCGCGTCAACAAGATGCAGCCGTTCAGCCCCGCCGTCTTCGCCTCACAACGCATCGGGTCTTCGAGCATCATGCCGTCCTACTGGGGCTTGGCTGATGAGCGGAGTTACTTTGACCTTCGGCACATCGAAGGGTTCGTGTTGCCGGTTGACTACGCCAACGGTTCGGCCACGCTTGTCGGCGAAGGCGGAAGCGACAAGAACGGTGTGCGTTACCTCATCTCCCCGAACGGGTATTTCTTGCCGGGGGCGACGGGCGTGACGGCCGCGAACACTGACGTGAAAAATACGGGTGGCTACGGCGATCTGTATTCGATCTTCATTGTGGGTAAGGAAGCCGCAGGCGGCATCAACATGGCAATGGGGAACGGTGGAGTTATCAAGAAAGATCTGGGCTCGGCCGGTACGGCTGACCCGCTCAACCAACGGGCGACCGTGGGCTGGCTGAAGTACGATGCTCGGACCATTCTCAATCAAGCCTTCTTGCTTGAGATCCAGCACTTCGTCAGCTTGTAAGAAAGGGACCTAATGGCGAGAGACATTGGAGTTGAGTTCTGGCGCGTGACTCTGCAAGGCGTGACGGTTCAAAAGGGCATGAAGCGTAAAGACGCCGAGGCAATGGCGAAGCGTTGGCAAGGCAGTCATTGTAGCTACGAGGGCAGCTCCGGTCTCCTCGCCATTAAGGACCGAGGCGACTGGGTAGAAATCAAGCGCGACCACGAGACCGAACGCGAGTGGGCGGAGCGGTTCGAGGAAGCGCGGGCGGGCAACCGTCAAAAAATCACCATGGTGGAAAGGGTAGACTAATGGCTAAAGCAGCGGACTCAGTTCACAAGGACGAGAAGCCGTCCATCGCGACGAAGGAATCCTACCGGGTTCGTCTTCGCGGAGTGAACTATGCGCTCTCCGGTAGTATCAACGGGACGACCGCGACAGGGAAGCCTGTCGAGGAACGGTGGTCCTTGCAGCCGAATCGCTGGACGGAAGTCTCGAAGCGCGTCTTCGAGTTCCTGAAAGAGAAGTACGACAAAGTACGTGAGTACGAAGTACCTCATTGGGAACCGGGCGGAGACGGACAACGCGCAGAGGCCACTCCGTACGTTGAAGAAGTCCAACCCTATATCATCGAGTTCAAATAAGGAGAGCACATGGCTGCTGCGACTATTCTTGTGAATCGACCGCGTAACTTTGCGGTCTTCACGTATGCGGGTACGACCGCTGCCCAGAACATCCATCTGGGGTTCAAGCCGTCGTACATGATTATCCATAACGCGACTGACGGTGACGATGCCAATATCTGGCATACGTCTTCGCAGACGACTTTCGTCAACATCGCGGCTGCTGCAGCGAACGTCTCTGCGGCCGTTGCGCCGGTTGACGACGGTACGACTCTCGGGTTCTCGCTGCCGTCCAACTCGGACATCAACGAGGACGGTAAGACGTACCACGGTATTGCGTTCTACGAATAACGGGATTCCTCGGAATCCATATTTGAGAGGAGAGGAATCGTGAAGTTCAACAACGACAGGGATTTTATTTGGAGACCGGATGGCGTCGTGATTCCGTTCCAGTGCTTCACTGGCCTGGACTATGAAGCCACGACTGCTACCGACATTAAGTCCATCGGTGCCGGTGCGGCGAACGATACCGCCGTCATCGAGATTGGTACGTCAGGTGTGACCGGCTTGAAGATGGGGGCGGCTGGAAACAGCGTCATGCACCTCTTCGCCTTGCCGCGCACCTTTGACCCGAAGTATGCGCTGCGCATGCGGCTGCATTGGTCTTCGGGTTCGACTGACGTGGCCGATACGATTGACTGGAAGATCTTGTACACGCCTATCGTGTACAACGTGACCGCAATCGCTGCGCCCGCCACAGCACTCGACACCGTCATTCCGCAGGACCTTGTTCCTGTCGCGACGGCGAACGCGCACTGTGTGACCGCGTGGGGCTCCATCAATTCTAACAAGTTTGCCGACAACGTCGAAGCTCTCCTGATCGAAATGGAGATGGACGCGTTTGCGGGGGGCTTGTCTGAAGCCAAACATCTCCTGGCGCTTGAGCTGGCGTGGACTCCGCGCCGACTCTACTACGGGGATGGTATGGCGCATCCTGCAAAGCTCCCGCTGTATAGCGCGAGCGGCAAGTACTAA